CCGCCAATGCCGTACTTATGATGTGGCTTGTATGTGTCCCACACCTTCACCAATCCATCCATCTTGAGTTGGTCAGCAGCCAATTTGATAGCCCTATCCACCAATACACGATTGAAAAAAGCATCTTGCGCCTTGGATGGGTCACATAGGTAGTCACCTTCCCAGTCATCAGCATCATCTTTAATCTTTGCAATCTTCTCCGGGGTATTCTTACTCCATGTAGATTTGCCGTCTGCATCAATGATGGGTGTGATATGTGTGACAATCGTTTTCTTTTGTTTAAACCATTCGATTGAGCCTTGGTCTGATATGTAGTTGGCTGTCACTACATATGAACCGTCATCACTCATACCTTGAATAGCCTCATCACATTTCGCCACGATAGACTCCGTTTGAACCAATGATCTGATAGTCTCGCTATCCTCAATGTCCTCAAACCACAACCAATCCGGGCGAAACTCTGCCTGTGCGTGGCCACGTTGTCGCTGTCCGACTGTACCGCCAAGGTACTTTACGCCGTTTTGCATGGTAAAGGACTTCATTGTTTCCTCACGTTTCTTGCCATCTCCACCGTCAAAGGCATTTCCATAGATACCCTCCACCTCAACAATGAGGTTGTAGACATCTGTTACGATCTGCTTTGAGTTCTGAATATCGCTTGTGAGTACCTTAATGTAGTGTCTACGGTCTTTTCTACCGTCATTGAGCAATACATAAGCATCAAACAATTTCTTTATCGTTGTCTTAGCGCATCCTCGAAAGCCAATATTCAAGTAATTCTCTTCTCCAAGGTATGATTTTATGTAATGCACGATCATCTCTTTATGAAATGGTGCACTCTCATGCTTGAAATAGTTAGGAAAATTACCCCTAACGAAATATTGAAACTTTTTGTAAATGCGCTCTATGCTATCCTCTCCATCAAAGCCATAAAGTTTTTTCTTTTCTTGATTACTGCCGTATTTGATAATATTTTTGATCTCCTTTTTTGCGTCCATCGTGGTATCTTAGTCAGTCATCTTGTCGATTGCATCATCAATCTCACCTTCACGTTCCTTGGTCAATGCGACTGCGCCAGAGTGTTTTACTGCTAGAGTGTCGCCGTAACCCATACTCTTGCCCTGCGTCTTTGCAACAAACTTTGCTGTGTCCTGCGCCAACTTCCGGTCTGCCTTATAGTCATCAAGCGTGTCCTCTAGCACTTGCTCTGCCTTATCCAGTAGACGTGTCCTGCGCTCCATCGCGGTCTGAAACCACTCCGGGTTTTCATACGTTATCTGGTCTGCATACTCCTCTGAGAACCCTGCTGCGATAGCGCTACCACGCGCATTTCCAAAGGTTTCACTCTGAGGATTGAGATATAACGACAAAAACTCTACTTGCCGGGGGCTTAGTAGCTTCTCCGGTGGGCTCTCTTTGACGGCCTTTTTAGCTGCCTTTTTTACCACCTTTTTAGCTACCTTTTTACGCGTAGCCTTTTTCTTTACTTTTCTTACTATTCTTTTTGCCATTTTGAAATAAAAAAAAGCAACCAGATGTCGCGATATACTCGCGTTATCTGATTGCTTATTTTTCGGATGTCAGCAATGGGTAGATTATGTGCTACCTCACTATTCAATTAACATTATTATAGCACATAAGCCAACCCACAACAACCACTTTAAGATTTGCCATATTCTTTATTTTTTCTGCTATCAACTACCAGTTACACGTCCAACATGTACCTTCCTCAATTTCTTTTTCGCTCTCAAGCTCACCGTTGCAAATCTTACATTTTGATTTCTTGCTCATAATTACTATTTTCAATGATTATAAATATATAATGATATCCTCCATGTACTGTATACCCATATTCCACTGTTTGTCAATATTTCTATGACCATTTTATATTTTGAACATGCCACACAATATCTTTATGGTTGCAATTCTGCATCACCTTATCAGCCTTGCCCTGGGTATACGTGACACTTGTAACCTTCTTGCAATCATCACATTCTATATGATTTACCAATGATAAAGGTTTACTTTTATTAATCCAATCAGCACTATCCTTGCACCGCTCCACAAAATCAGACATCCTATCCCAATCTCCTGCATTCAGTGTTTGTGGTTCTAGCATACGATAGCTTGTAAGATCACCCCAATCTTCCAAGCCTATAATATCTCTTACATACTTTTTGAAGTAGTCATGCTGCTCATCATAAGTCTTGCCATTTTCCCACAGTGTCATCACTGAGGTGATACCGCTCATCATGCCAATGGCAATATAACCATTACTCACCTCAAGCTCAATCCTTATAGCGTCACACGTCCGCGATCTTTTCATTGTGACCAAAACATCTTCTAGTGTTTTCATAATCTATACTTTTAAATCAATAAATCTCATATCTATCACACCCTTCATCTTCCAAAAATCGCCCCTTTGAAAGCTCCATATATCATCCCCATCCTTGCCTTTCACACTCACCCTAACAGTCATTACCTTACCATCATCACTAACAATAATATTTTTACAAAATGCAGATAATTCACCGCGCTTCATGTCGCCAACATTTCTACCAACTACAAATAGCATTTTTCTATCGTGCATCCTTCCCACATAGCAATCAATCTCCGGTGACGGCTTCCGGGGCTTTTTGTACACATCAAGTCTCATAGGCGCATATGCCGGAAACCAATCCTCCCAATACAAATGGCCATATCGTCTATCAATGTTAAAGATCATATACCCACCCTCCAAACAACTCATCACGACTCTCTCTCCAAAGTCCTCACCCATAATCGGCATATCAAATACATCGTATTCCTTTACAACAATTTTTTCAGATATACCCATGCACCTCTCTCCGCTCAATAAAACACAATACCCAAACTCGAAACACAGGTAGCCTACATCAGCATATTCATTGTTGGTGGCTTTGATATATGGCTTCGCGTCATCATTCTTTATCATTTCTACCCATCTCTCTTGTTCGATCTCTTCTTTTTGTTTTGGTGGCTCGCACTCGGGCTTACCGCAAAACATCGTCCGTATCTCTGGTGTACATTTACACATATATTTTTGTAATGTTATTTATTTTTCATGTGCAACTCATAGCACTCTTTGTGATACTTCCAACATTTATCATGGTGTGTCGTACCCTCATTTACCTCAACAAAATCAATCTCTCTCACAAAATCCTCCTCTTCTGTCATGTTGCACATGCAACAAGTAGAGTCCATGTCACAGCCATCACAAAATAAACTCTCACCTGTCTCAATCGCTAACTCTTCCTTTGTCATAGTAATGTTATATGTGGGTTAGTTATAAACCTTTTAATATCTGTCCTATCGCATAAAGCTCTCCCACCATCAAGCCCATTAAACCTATTATTACTAAATATTGCCAGTCTTTCATATACTTTATATCTATTGATTTATAAAATTTTAGAAATTAGATACACGATACCGTAACTCACTGCAAATAGATTGATACATGCCACTGCGATGATAGACCAGAAGTAGTCCGGTGGCTTACCATAGTCTGCTACTTCCCATCCGGGCATAAATTTTTCGCGCTTCATTACTTCGTGATTAAAAAGATTGCTACCAATAGTGCGCCAATAAGTACTGAAAGGAAAAATGCTGCACCAAACCCCACGATTGAAAACAATCTGCGCTCATCCCGGTACTCATCACATTTCATGCAATGGCAACCCACGGTGTACTTCCAATGCCTACGATGCGATCTTCTCTCTTCTCCCATAAACTTTTTTAAAATTATTTATTAGTCCCAACTCGATACCATGCCACCGGTCATATCTCCAATCGGGTCAAGACCTGTCATGTCACCCACAGCGCCACCGGGCGTAAGTGGTATGTGCTCAACACTGCCTGTGCCACCGCCTGTGTCGCCCCCTCTGCGCTCAATGCCTGTAAGACAATTACTTGATGCCTCACACGCCTCTCTTCTCTCTTTCGCTGTAATTGAGACAAGCATGATAATCAAGACTATCAATACATTGAATAAGATTAAATGTCTGTTTGTCATATGTTTTTGCTAAAAATTAGTTATTCTTTGGTTTTTTCTCCTCGTTCTCCATGATAATTCTGGGCTTCACATAAATAAGCATCCCTTTCTTGTTTTTCTTAAATTCAAGAATTAATTTGCCACGCATAAATCCCGATTTTTCAATCAGTACAATATGCTTTTGTATCTCTGCGTAGTCCTCATGTTTCATGTGTTTTTTTTAGACTCTATTTTTTATTTACCTCCTGTCTGATCTGCTTTTTTATCCGCTCCCTTCTGCGCCTCGTCCACGCGCGACTATCAAATGGGCTGATATTTTCTTGGCGCTCTCTAAAGCTCAACATCTTTAAAGCCAATTTTCTTTTCAGACTCTTCTTGTGCCTTCTTTTCATATTGTTATTTTTCGCCAATTACTTTTTTCTCATCCTCCATCTCTACCTCACACTCATTGCCCTTGTGTCCTTGACCGAAATGCAACTGAAACGCTGTTAACATTTCCTTAATCAAAGGACTTGCTGCTTCGTACTGAGTTTTTGAGCCATACTTGATACGTATAGTTATCACTTCCTCGTCGTAAATCTTTGGCATATTTTTGAAATAGAAAATTACATCATTATTGTGTACTCGATATATCCAAGTAAAGCCTCCTCTAATGTTTCCCCAACAAATACGCCGGGGTCGCCCATAAACGGCACAACACCATCACTCTCATACAATTTCTTGTCAAGCTCGTTGTTTATCAATTCTTTTGGTGAGTAAACAAAGAACTCATATCTGTGAGTATTTTGTGATGAAACGCTGTGTACAGCCTTAATCTCAATGTCTGGCACTTCTCTTTGTAATATGTACAGATATTCTGCTTCTCTCATGCTATTTTTTTAGATTGTTGATAATTATTTCTGTTGAAAAATCTTTGTGCCCAGGGGACTTCTTGAAACTTCCCTCTATCACAAGTGCATCGTCTTTAATAATCCCTGCCTTCTGCAATACATCATTGATTGACGCAATCATATTGTCCGTATCAGTGTCCATTCGACCCTTCATGCAAAACTCATAATGGATATGCACCGGCTGCGCGTAGTGGACTTTGTATTTTTTCAACTGCCACAATGCTGCTTCCTCAAAGACTCCATATGCTTTGGACGATATGACAAAGGTTTTTCCTGTGTGCTTATTGCGACCCACCCTCTTGCTGTTCTTCTTGGATGCCACTCTCCCGGTCAAGTTTATTTTCGTTTTCATGTTTTTTGTACTTATTGAGACTGTCTTTATGTGGTATGACCGTTACTAGCACATGACGCGTGTTGATGTTGTCCCAGTAAAAAATGAATATAAACTCATCGTGATACTTGTACAACCTATTCTTTTCTCCTCTATGTGTAGTGAGGTAATCGTTTATCCAATCTTGATTGATTTTCTTGCCACGACTCAAAGCGCGTCCTGCCTTCTGAAAACGTAAGTATTTATTATCAATACCCATGCGACTTTCTATGCGGTAATCTGCGTGTCCTGTCACATATAGCTTGTTACTCATTGTGTAAAAAACTCGCTTTGCCTTCGCTATCTCATTTGCAATATTTATACGCGTGATCTCCTTGCGTAATGCTGTATCGGATATTGCAACATATTTCTCAAGCAACGCCTTTATCATCGTTCTATCCTGCTCTGTGAGTGGTGAGCCCTTAATTAGACCCATCTCTTCATAGACAAATTTTCTGAATTGTTTTTTTGACTCTGACATTTTTTTGCTAATTAGATTTCTTAAACGAAACGCTATACACTGGCTCATGCAATGCGTCGTACTCATCTCGCACTTCAACACTCTTACCATCCACTAAATTTGTGATTGAAATATCTGATAGCATTTCTGCAAAAGCCTTTACTTCTACTTTTAAATCTTCCAACTTCTCCCAACGCCTCCCCATGTCGCGCTGCGCTGCAAGCTCATGCTTCTTTTTTGTCTCCCTCAATTCCGCCATCGTTTGCAATAACTCTTGGTATGTAGAGTCCTGTGCCAACGTGTCGCGGTACTCCTTGCGGATGTTGCGCATCTCTTTTTTTGCCTCCTTCTGGTCATTAAATACCTCTTGTAAATCTTTCATAGACTTGATTAAACTTGGTTAAACTTTATAAACTCACACGTCCGGTGTACTGAATATCAACATGGCTCTCTCCGTTTTTTTTGTGCCAATAGATATAATATTTCCTGCTAGTCTTGCCTTTTACCTCTTTACGATGAACTTTTTTATCATCATTCAGCTCAGTAAGTCGCGACTGAGCTTTGTATGTGATGTATTGCCATGTACCAAATACTTTGTGATCGCCTATAATGCTTCCACAGTCCCACTTCTTTTCTGGGTCTTGCCTCAAGACTTCAAGTATTATTTCTTTTTGTGAGTACTTTTTATCCATATCTTTTTACTTTTTTAGAACGTATTACTTCGCTTGGTATCTCTGTGTGTGTGCATGTTGGGTGAAAATCTTTGAAACAAATGGGTACATGATCTTTGTACATGCCTTTACGCTTTACTTTCGCAACACGTTTCTCCATCGTTTCAATATCTCGCTCTTCAAATAGGTCTGCGTTATCCGTTACAAGAAAATGTGCAAACATGTAATTTTTCCTGCGCCATTGTTGATTGACGTAATTTTTCATAATTATTTATCACCGCTACCGTTGTATACATCACTCGCTACACCCTTTAACCCTTCAACTCCAATCGTCTGATTAAACTTGAGTAGACCAACAAAGATTGCGCTCAATGATAAGAGTGTCAGAATTAGTATTAGTACTGCTGCAAACTTGATTATTGTTTCTAAAATCATATTCTAAAATTAATTTTTAAATCGCATCCACTTGCTCCATGACTCCTGTGCTGCCAAGAAAATCAAGATCAACACTTCCACGCCTCCCATGCCTATTCTTTTTGACATGGCAATCAAGACGTACCGCTTCACCTGCTGCCTGTTGCCTTTCAAATACTTCCGGCTCTTCCACTGCCGATAGCTCAATGGCCAAGTCTGCTGCTGCTGCGATGCCACCAGACCCCTTGAAACCCATAAGCTGCCGGCTACCATTCTTTGCTTGCTCATTACTCACCTGTGACAAAACAATGATCGGTACTTGTAATTGCTTCGCGACATTCTGCAATCGTGTGATCGCAACGGTTGTCGTTTCATACTCTCCACGCGCATCTTTGACGTTTGCTAGTTGCAAAAAGTCTATGAAAAATAGATCAACCGGTTTTCTCATCATCTGGTTTTGCATTTCAATCACGATAGCCTCAAGATTATTTTCTCGCTCATAAACCTCTGTCTCTGCAAGGATGAAATCATCCTTAGCAGCTTGTATTTCTTTCAACTCCTCCGGCGTACCTCCTGCTTTACGTACCTTGTACATTGACGTATTTGCCATGATGCCAATTAAGCGTCCAAGAATATCTGTGCTTGTCATCTCTAGTGAGAAAAATACACATCTCTTACCCTGTCTGATTGCATTGCCTAGTATGTTCAAACTAAAAGCTGTCTTACCTGTGTTGGTATATCCGCCAATGACCCATAGATGGCTTTTTCTAATACCATCTATCGCGCCATCAAGTTTTGAATACCCTGTAGAAATGCCGTGTATTTTTTGCCCTGCTGCCATGCGCTCTTGATATTCTTTCTCAAGAACCTCATACGCTTGCACGACTGACTGCGCATCTGTTTTCTCATCTGTGCCTACTGACTCCGAGACCGCCAACACTTCACCTTGTGCTCTCTCGATAAGCTCCTGCGACTCGACTGTTACATCCTGTGCAATTTCGTTTATGTTTTGCGCTGCTACTTGCAACCTTCTTTGGGTGGCTATCTTTTTCACCAACTTGGCGTAGTACCCAACATTGCTTGCTGATACAACTGCTGCAAAACAATCTGCGATAAATGATGCCGGGACGTGTGGTACTTTTTCACTCAAGATCAACACGTCAATAGCAGATTGTGCATCAAACAACTCCTCGATACCCTTGTACAATTCTTTGTAGTGTCCATCCGGGAGATCATCACTTGACATGATGTGTCGCACCAACGGTATCTGCTTGTTGTCCAAGATCAATGAGCCTATGATATTTCTCTGGTATTCAATTTCTGCATTTTGATTTTCGCTCATAAACGTACTTTGTTATCCTCTACCTCTTCACGTTCTGGGAAATCCTTATCAAGTGCGTTTCTGAGAAATGCTTTGTAGTTTTTGTATTTCCTACCCTTTGCCTCACAATATGTGTGTAGCTGCTCTGCCTTTTTCACAACCTGTTTTTGTGTCGCAACAAACTTGAGTGTAAAAATCTCAACATCCTCTGATGGCACGGCAAGCAAATATGCGCGGCTCTTGAAAAGCGGAATATCCTTTTTACTCTCAATGGGGGCAACCCGAGAAAGAGACTCCGCCTTTTCTTCCCTCTCTCTATCCTTACCTAACCTAACCTTACCTATACTGGGTTGCCGTGTGGTTGCCATGTGGTTGCCATGTGGTTTCAGCCCTTTATTTAAGCTATATTTCTTCGTTTCACCGTCAATTTCTAGTTGGTTCATCTCATCTACCCACTGTGTCTTGGTGTACCTATCTTTGCGTATGAGGTTGTGGATTAACCAATGCTTTATTACGCATACACCAGACTCAAATTCCATGAGATAACGCTTTGCCATCAAGACTTTATAATCGTCCGGGGACGCTCCTATCATCTTGAGAATTGTCTTTGGCTTCGCTATGAAACCGTCATCATCAGCCCTTAACATTAAGTGGAAATATAGTGCCTGTGTGCTGCTTGGCATTTCCATAAATATGTCAGTGTCGATGATCTTGTCACTCATCATTCTTCTCTGTGCCATATTATTTTTTTTACGTCCACCACCCTATCCGACCCACTACTTGCAATTCACTGACAAGCGTGAGACATGAGCCGGATGGGATGGTGGATTTTTTTGCTTAGTACTCTGGGTCTGGGGTGGTTATTGCATACTCCTGTGCAAGAAACACCCTCACTTTTTCTATGTACTCGTTAAACTCTTTTGTGTTTAGCTTTGCTGTACTTGCAACTTGCGTAACATTTTTTCCAAGTATCACCTTCTCAGTTTTCAGAAATTCATTTGCAAGAAATGCGTGTACCTCATCCTTATCTGAATTGCTGTAGTCCATCAGCGATTGCACCAACACACCAAAGTAGTAATTGTTTTGCGCCTCAGTACGATTTTTAAACCACTTTTTTATTGAGATCATTACCACTTCACCATCGAGATTTCCGAGAACATCCCCCCATAGCCTGTTATTTTCAAGAACTATCTTGCCATTTTGTATTCTTGCCTTATGTTTGATTTCCATTTTTTCTCTTTAAACTGCTATCAGAATAGGCGTATTGCCCCTAAAAATGATCTGTGTGAGCTTTTTAGGGGCAATGTATACCCTAGAACGGTACGTCCTCAATCTTTACCTCCTCATCCTCAGCAAACGCATCTGCCTCATACGCCTCAATAGGTGGCACTTCTGCTGCTTCTGTTGGTACACCTGTCTGCGTTGGCGGTGTTGGTGCTGCTGTCTGCGGTTGCGCTTGCTCTTGTACTGGGGGCGGTGTTGCTGCAACGGCTGCTACTGGCGCTGCCACTGCTGCTTGAGCTTGTGGTGCTGCAATTTGTGCTACCTTCACGCTTCTTGCTGCATCACCTAACGCCTCACGTGCGCCGTCAAAGTTTTCATTCTGGCCACCATCTGTGAATGTTGCTACAAAGTTTTTCGTACCCTTATCATTCTCAAGCTCAACAATTTTCATCACTGTCTTTACTTTCAATCTATTTGCATCCTCAAAGATGATTGTGCTTTTGGTATAGTCAAACCACTGACCCTGTGATTGTCCTGTGAGCTGCACTTTAAAAACTTCGTCACCAACTAGCACATATATAATTGATGCGTAGTCATAATGGTTTATTGTTTTTCCGCCAATGTCTTTGTGTGAGTGCCGTGTTTGAATTTCTTTATACGTACCTTGGTCAACAATTTTTTGTCGCTTTGAGCCTTTTAGGTACAGAAAAACTTGACCGTCATTACCACTTATAAACTCGTTTGAGTACCATGATGGTGTATTTATATCGTCTGTAAACGGTGAGCTGATTTGAGCGCGCGCCATGATAACAACTCCTTCAATTTGCTTTCCGAACTTCTGCCTCTCAAATAGTCCTTGTGGTGTTTTTGTTTTAACCACCCAATCACCTGTTTTGTTTGTGCCGTTTTTATCGTCACCGTTGTCCACTACCATCTTGCGAAAATACTGTATTGATGGGCTCACTCCCATTGCTTCTTGCTCTTCTGGTGTTAATGCTTGTGTCATAGATTTATGATTTGTATGTGTTAATTAACCTGTAAATTTTTATCTCTCCGTTAGAACTTTTTTGTAGGATGTCAGTGTTTTTGTCGTATTCATTTTCTTTAAGAAACTTCTGAAACGCTGCATCTTTCTTCACATTCTCCATATCCTCTTTAGCTTGTTGTATTTTTTCCTCCTTCTCTTTTTCCAATCGCGCATCAAGGTCACTCTTAGCCTTAGCCTCTGCATCCTTTTGCATTTGCTCGCGCTGCTTCTCTTGCTCAACTTTTTCCTCTTCCTCTTTTTTCTTTTGACCGATCTCTTCCAACTTCTCTAGCTTGAAAGCTCCGTATGCCGTCTCATCCATCGCAATCAACTCTTCGTCAGTGGCCTCAATACCCATCGCATCTAGCTCTGCTCTCCGCGCCGGGATAAACTCTTTGCGCACCTCCCGGGCTTCCTTCTCCTTAGCGACTGCGATAACTTCCTTCATTTTTTCCTCATGTGGCACGATCATGTCCAGTAGTGATTTTTCTTTCTCCAACACTACATTTTTAATGTCGTTAGCCTCTTTACGCATTGCCTTCCCTGCCTTGGTAATTTCAATGCGATTGTCTGCTAGTACCTTCTTGATGTCTTTTACATCATCAAGATTTGATACATCCACCTCACTTGCTTGCTTTGCAATATTTGCAACCTCAGCAATTTTGTGGTCAAACTTTTCCAAGTCTAGTGTCATACTTTTTTATTTAGTTTTTTTAAGAACTCATCAACCATTTTTTCTCCTGCACGCAAGCCAATGAGTATGCGTTCGTATGCAACCTTGTCCGGCTCAATCCTTTTAATGAGTAATGATTGTGTAAAGTTGGGATTGTATAGCGCATAATCAGCCCATAGCCTGTTTGAGATCATCATTTGCATCTGTGTCTGCATGTAATGCGATCTCTCAACTTTTATCTCCGGGTAGGTGAATATGTGCGCCATATGTTTTGTGTCCATCATGCACTTGTACTCAGTCACACCATCCTCTCCAACAATCCCATCAAGACTCGCCCCGGCACGCTTTGAGATTTTGTCGTTTACCATGAACCCAACCTCTGTCACTGTGTTACCAGTCTCAAGCTCATACATTGAGCGTGCTTCTGGCTCTAGCTCGTTACCTCTGTCTGTGTGTTCGTTTCCAAAACTTGGCTTTGGTCTGCCTGTGTGGATTTCTGCTGCAAGCTCCATGCAATAGGTCTCAAGTCCTTTACCGTTAGCAGCAATCACCCCTGCTTTGGATGCTGTAAACATCCCTGCTCTGTCCTTAAACCACTGCTCTGTGCCTTGCTCTGCCTCAAAGATTTTTATAGCCATGATTATTTTTTAGCTTTTATCTCCGCGACACGATTTGCAACAAGCCTTCCAAACACTCCACCTCTACTCTTCAATGGCTCGTAATACTTTTTTAACTCCCCAAGGTCATCTATCGCATCTATCTCAGATTTCCATGTGGTTGCTTCGTCCTGTGTTTGGTCTTGCTGCGCATAGCTTTTTGTTTCTGTTGCTGCTACGGTGTTGTCTGGGTCAATTCCATCATCAATGAGAAACATCTTGCCTAGTGCATACTTAGCTGCATATGAGGACGATGAGCCTGTTACCTGTGCGTCAGACATGCCAATCTCAAACTCCGGCTCTCTGGCATACGCTGAAACTCTTTTGTTTTCTCTGCCGTCAAGGTCAATGAGTGACACTGTTGCCTTGACATAGACACGTCCTGCAATCGCTAGTATTTCGTCATTGATATAAGCTGCGCACTTATGCTTTGCCAACAATGGCTTTAGTGCTGCCATAATCTCTTCTGCGTTTCGACTTTTAAACTCCTTACCTTGCACCACCTTCTTTGGTACACGCAATTCTTGTTGTATTGCTAATAGTTTTTCCATGGTCTCTTTTTTAAATGTTGTTTATTTGATGTCCCGTAGATCATCCTGTGCACTGTCCTGCGAAATGAGCGCCAATACGATACTTCGTCTTGCTGTATTTCTTGGCACATCTCTTTAAGCTCACCCTCTAGCTCTTCAACCAGATCATTTTTGTTGTGTTCATCTATCATCTTTTTATTTCCAACATGACTTACTAGCGTTCCATTTTCTGAGATACCCTTTGTTTATATGGTGTATTGCCATACGCGTGGCTTTGGTTAAATCTGTCCTATCCTCAAGACCCCACGGCTCTCGCATCTGATGCGCACCCTCTAGCCATGTGCCACTAAGATACTGAAACGCGCCAAGTGCACTTGAGTATGGATTTGGTATGTCCGGGCGGATAAGTCCTGTGTCTCTGTCACCGCTCTCACACTGCGCGATATGCACCAATAGATCAGCGTTCTCAAATCCTTCGTTCTTTGCCACACTTCGTATAACTTCCTCATATGTCATTTCTACGATCTCGACCACCTCTTCATGTACTCCGTGTGCTTTTGCGATTTGTATGATGTTCACGCCCTCAAATTGCGCGTATATGTAGTCAGTAAACTTTACGACTGATATATGCCATCCAAGGATTAAAGTGCTACATGCTATCGCCATATTTGCTATCAGAAACGATGTGCTATTTCTTGTCCTCACTTCCTCTCGCACTCTGATCTTTATGGGTATATCGTCCTCAATCGCAAATGGGTCAACCGTCCTTTTAGACATAAGCGTGATGTTAAAATTCTGTTACCTCTACGTTTTGACATGCGGGGCATGGGTCAATATCAACTCCAAGGCTAAAGATTGATGCTGATACGTTTGTTACTTCACCGCTACCGCCACACACATCACACGTTGCCTCTTCCTCTTGCATTTGTAGGTCATATACAAAGTCCATAAATGCCTCTCTTCCTGTTATGAGGGGGCATTTGATTGCTTCCATATATCTTTTTGTAGTTGTATATCCTGCGTACAGTGCATAAAACTACAGTGAATTGTTATAAGTAAAGACAAAAAAACACTAGATTTTTTTTCTAGTGTTTATATAGTTTTAGTTGTAGGCCACCTATGCGACCAATATATTTTTATGTTATGTCGTAGCTGTGTACCCACTTACTGCGACTATATAACTCACTAGAGTATAGTCTTTACTCTACACGCCACCACGTGAGTGATGATTTATAGAGTAAAGATTAAATTGTTAAGGTCTCTTTTTTCCTAACTTATAAAAGTATAACATATGCACAAAATCGTGCAAGCTATTTTTCCCCCTCTTTTTCCCCCTCACCTGTGGATAACTTTTTGAGATATGTTGTTATCGTTCTTTCAGTTTTTCCAGTAGCTAATGCCAATTCTTTTCTAGTTATACCGCCGTTCTTTATACGTTTGATCTTTTCTAAAAGTAGTATGTCTGTAGAGCGTGCCATGTTTATATTTTCATTTATAATTTCTCTATTGTATCACTACGCCTCTTCTTGGTCAAGAAAGCCACGTGCTTTTGTCTCGAGCTTCTTATCATTGATTTGAGTGTACCTATAACTGGACTCCATATGCACGTGTCCAAGTACCAATGAGATCAGAGAATTGTTAGCGCCTTTCTCTGTGAGATCATGTCCTTTATGGTGACGATAAGAGTGTGCGTTGACTGTCTGTTTCAACTCAGCTTTTACAGATAGTACGCGCATCGCCTGTCCAAAGCCGGACACTTTTAATCTTCCTCCTGCACCAGACCCTTCAAAGTAATTGCCACCTACTCGCACAAACAAAGCATCATCATCTTCTAAATCAACTCTCGCGTCAAAATACTCATCACGCAAATCACACCATTCTTGTATTGCACTAGACGTTTCTAACGTCCAAAAAACTTGTCTGAAAGGTTTAGTCCCTCGCGACTTCTTCGTTTTAATAACGGCTTGTCGCTCTTGCAGATTAACATCACAAACATCTAGTGAAAGTAGCTCTCCTATGCGCGCGCCAGTGTCCCACAATAAGCACAGTATTGCTTTATCGCGCGCCTTCCGGTACTTCGTAGCCTTACCACTTAGCTCTGCTAATGTAGTTAATAACTTCTTATGCTCTTCCTCACTAACCACACGTGGTTGCGTGTAAACACGGCGCGGTATAGCCACGAGCTCCGGGTCAAATATATCAAAGTCTTTCATCTTGAGCCATTTGAAAAGACCTTTTATTGCTGTCATGCGTGAGATCATGCCGTTAGGATGCCACCCTAATTCGTGCATCATCATTGAATATTCAGTTACCTCTCTGTCCGTCACTTCTTCAACATCACAGTTTTTCATGTATAGAACAAACTGCCGTATAAATTCGTATTCTTTCTTTGAGTTCTTGGTTCTCTGAGATCTCCAATCCATGTATTCTTTGGTTGCTGTATGTAGTTTCATAAAATCAAAACCGCCAAGGGGTTCAGACCTCGGCGGTTCATATATTCTATCACACTTTGTAAGTGCACTAAAAAATATGCCTCCGCAAGCTGAACCGTACTCTGTGTGAGTACCTTGCAGGTGTATTAAATTTGTACCCAGTAATATACACCATGCAGCAATATTGTCAAGGTTCAACAAATGAGTATAACATATACATGCCAATGTGGCAAGTCCATGACTACAAAATAAAAAAATCCTCAGCTCTTTTTGACTGAGGATTTTATGTTTACATAGGGGTTTCCATATAGCTCTATTGACTATTTCCTATACTCCTTTGTTGTCTTGCACGCGTATTACATGAGCTCTGTGTGAGTATCGCTCTCGAGACTCGCTCTGCCGTTTTGGTTCGCTGTGTATGCGCCTCGCGTTGCACACGCCACATTCCCACACGTTCTTGTCTGATAGGGATTGCCCCATGGGTGTATTGCATCTGTGACATTGTATTGTCATATCCCCTGCTCTGGTTGTGGTTGGATGTTTACGTAAGCAAAACTTCCATCTGGTCTGATCTCGATAGTGCTTTGCCATTGATTTGCTTTGCTGTAAGCAGCCATATAGAGCTTTCGCCCTTGCATGAAATTGATACACACACCGATCTTTGGCTCTGGATGCTCTACCGAGAAATACATGCAACCATAAGTGCTTAATACACTTGATTGCTGCGCGTGTACAGACACCGATAAAAAAAGAGTAAGTGCCACTCCTACCATTATTCTAAAGAACATAATGATCTCCCATCATTGCCATGCTCCCAGTATTGAGCGCATGGCACAATGTTATATCACTTCTTACTTGCAATGATTTTATTTAACTGTTTTTTTGTCCACACCTTTTTTGTGCCACCATCGTACACATGTGCATATTCCATTTTCAATAATGTTTGCGCAAACCATTTCCTATCTACTTTGAAATCCGCAAGGATGCGCCCATACTTTCCACTCTCATCTTTCTGCGTCTCGCCTGTTTTCCACTTGCCAAGCAACTTCTCTCTCGCAAAATCTCTCACAATGATACCTGCCTCACGCTGCTCACCTCTTACTTCCGGGGTATCAACACCATACAACCTCACCTCTCGATCTTTCCATACAAGCGAAAACTCTATGTGTATGTTAAATCCTACGTCCACGCTATAGGTTTTCTTTATGTCACAACGAAACGTGCCATCACCATCATAGACACTGTGAAAAAAGAATTTATATACCCACATACTATCGCGAAAGTCTAATGTGCATAGCGTAAATCGCCAAGAAAACAATGCCTAGTCGTATAAGGTACAACGATAAATCAAAGTTTACCTTGATAGCTGTTGCGAAACCAAACACTGCTGTGATGCTTAGAAATAATCCAAGGATATAATCACTTGTATTTTCTTTGTATCTGAGATATAAGTACGCGCCATACAAACAAAACGCCACCGTGAATAAACCAAGAATACTTACAATTTGCTCTACCATTATTCTTCCTTAGTTATTTTAAATGTCTTACCCTCTACGCAACCATCATAAATTTCAACCTTAGCAATACCAATCATGGGACTATAAATGATCTTAGACTGCAAACAGTATGTACCCTCCTCAGTTGGTAAGGCACTTATATAATTCCATGTATTGTCATTTGCATTTGTTGGTCGCTTTTTTACTTGAGCATGATATGACTTATCAACTGCTCGTGAGATAAGCTGTCTACCACCATCACGCACTTTATACAAAGAGTCCTCCCATGTAATGTCTGTTGGTCTGTACCTTGCACTATCTGAGTGGAAAGATATTTGCTCGCCAACTTCGTATGATGCTTTCTCCGGGTACACCTCAAAGTACTCACCCCAGAAACTATGAGGCATAAGATAAAATGCAATAAACTGCGTTGCAAATACAGATGATGTAATGAGTATGTACGCTACAATAATGTCTTTAATAGCTTTCATTATTTTTTGTTAATTGATACAAGGTTGCTGATGTCGAAACCACCAAGCACTCCAATAAGTCCAAAGATAAAAATTGATAATCCGTCTTTGCTGTTGTAAATCAGAAACGCATGTATAGCAACAAGGATAACCAGTAAGACGGCGGAAACAATAAGCTGCACTTTGCGGAAACTGTTATCAGCTTCTTTGTTTACTTCCATGACTTTTTATTTTATACGTCTTATATGCGTTCACTCCCATATTTCCTATCGCTCCTATCGCAACACCCGCGCTGAATATCAAAAACTGAAACCAGTGTGTCTCGATATAACCAAGTATTCCTGCAAGGAAAAGTGCAATGCCATTTGTCTTTGTGTAAATATCAATCATATTTTTGACTTAATACTTTTCACTGAGCGCTCAATGTCGTCAAGATCTTTGGTTATGTCAATGGTATCTTCCCCCACGATAAGTGACGGCATAGATGGCAACCCTGCACTTACAAGGTATGGCAACATCTCGATACTCCCAGAATAGCCATTATTCATATCCGGGTTGTTAGGCTTTCCGCCCCAGTGCAAATGCGGTGCGCTTGAGTCGCCGGTGTTATCAGTTAGTGCAATGACCTCCCCTGCTTTCACTGTGTCGCCTTCCGTAATGTACAACTCTTCAAGGTGGCCATACGTAACTGTGAGCCCCACTTTTGGATAGTAGAGACGCAACATGTGGCCATATCCGGCCTTGCCTTTAATGGCTTCCGCGACACGTCCATCACACTGCGCATGTACAAAGATGTGGCCGTTGAGTGTATCTTCGTTTACAAGCACACCATCAATAACAGTTGATGCTTCTTGGTAATACTCTGTGCTCTTAGGGTTGCGATCTGTGAAGCGTGTGCGGTTATCAATGCCATTATGACCAACCATGCCATACTTTGCGTAGTAAGAATTTTTACCAAACTTTTGTGTGGTTCGTATTTTTCTCAGTGGGTAATAGTCAAATTGTTCCATATGTTTTTGTTATCCCAATTTAGGCGCGTCTTTTGCATCAACATCATGGTCAATACCATTGTTGCCACGCTCAAAGCTCTCTGGCGTCCCATAACTAACACTAGTAATGTTGTCGTTTATATGTGGATTTTTAAAGGCGCTTGTCACATCATCCATTTCTGCTGATGTTTCCATAGGCTTAATCGGCATAAACTTTGCATCGTTCTTATCAGACTTCATCCATTTTTGATACACGATCTGTGAGACTGTGAATACTGATGTCGCACTTGCAATGATGTCCTGCAAACTCGCAAATGTCAGTGATACGCCGTGTGTAACCACCGCAATGAGTGCACCAATCACCACTGAAAATGTAACGGCCACTGCAAAGCGTGCATCTGACTCATTGATTTTGTACTTGTGTACGATAAGCCCAACGATCTTTGGGGCTACTGTTCCTGTAAGAAACGAGAACCCAAGCATGAACATTGCTGTTGACTCTGGTGTTAATTCCATATGTATATATTAGAGATTAAAAGTCTATCTTATTGCCATCTGTACCTACTTTGAATTGTGCAAAGCGTAGGTATGTAGTCTTTGATGGACTCCATGAGCTATCACCGCCACCGTAAAATGTGCTCAATGTCATTTCAGTAACATCCCAGTCGCTACCAGATGCAATAAATTGGTGATTTTGTAGATCAATTTTCTTGACTCCATTGATATAAATAACAAGTGAGCCATCATTATTGCCCGGTGTACCTACATTGAGATGGTGTGTAATGGTTGTCCATTTGTCTGGCTCAACATATACACCAGTATCAAAGTACTCACCCCAGTAATTAGGCTGATTGAGATGATACATGTACAACTTAATCTGTTTGTCGCTGCCATCTGTATTTGCTTTCCACATCATGCGCGCCGTCATACCTTGCCCCGGTGTAGCACCTCCTGTTGGTGTGTCTCCACCGCCCGGGCCGGGTAGCTTACCGCCACGTGAGTATTCAAACCCCGGCATAAACTTAAATTTGTACGATGTCCACACTTCTTTATGTGAGCCACCAATAAACCACGGCGCAAGAATATGGTTAGAGCCGCCTGATGATGGTATCAACCTACACTCAAGTACATTGCCCTCCTGTGGGTCTGCAACAATCGCGCAATCCTGTGTGCCGTTAGGTGTGTAGTCAGCACCGTGAGGGCTGTAAGCAGCCATCTCTTGACCAGAAATTTGACCATACGCCTTCTGAGACTTCTTTGTGAAATCAATGTGCAAAATATCTGGTGTATTACCATCCGTGCCGGCAACTACTGCACCACCTGTACCAGTATCACCGCTACCATTGCCACCTTGTACTCCGTCAATTTGACAATTCTCACGCGTAATTTCATAAGTGAATTGTGGCTCATCGTCATAGTGCGCAGCCATCGCATCAAACGTCTCATCATCATTTGTGATGCCATCGTTATTTTTATCAAAGTATTGGTGTGACTCCCATACAATATTGTCGTCATCAATCCACGGGCCATTCGGGTGATGCTCCGGGGCGCTGTACGCTCCAGACCACTGTGCTGTAGGTACATAGATCAATCCTGTGTAGCTGTTGTTGCGTAAGTGGTTGACGATAGATGTGCTCATGCCCTCCCATGTTTGACCTTGCTGCAAAGCAGATTGTCCAGTGTTGGGAAATACCTGCGATGGCTCATTCATAATGTCGATACCATGAAAACATGTGTAGCCCTTAATTTCATTTACAATATTAAGAATTTGCGCATTACAATTTGCCTGTGTCCAACCTTGGCCAAGGCGCTGCGTTGCAAAAGGTGGTGTTGCACCTGTAATAAATGCACCATAGTTGTGGATGTCCACAAGTACACGCACACTTGGGCTCACATTTTGTGCAAAGGTTAGTACGTCCTTTAGCCTATTCATTTCTAGTGGCTCAAAAGTTGTATCTGTTTGTGATGTGTAAAACTTCTCAAGTCGTACCGGTACACGTATAAATGTTAAACCTCTGTCATAGTGAAATTGCAAAAGAGCCTGTGATGGATAGCGGTTTTTATCTGAGGTATAATTGTCCTCCCATTCGTTCGTAAAGTTGTTTGCACTATGTACTGAGCTCGGGCCATCTGGTGCAAAACCAAACTCTGCGCCTGCCGTGTTAGAGCCTCGCAAATAATCTAGCGTTGTGACGTTAGCTTCATTTCCGTATGGGTTGTTTGTCTCAATAAATGGCTCTTCATTCCAACGTGGCGTGACAAAACTTCCTGAGTCATCATGGATAGAGTATGCGTATGAGCCCCAAAATTCACCTGTCGCCCATAGTGTCGCTTCAATCTTCCAGTTATTCCATATAGCAAATACTTTGTTGGTCATTCTAATCCACTTTGCACGATCTGCCGGTGGTATATCATTGTCCTTACCTTCAAAGGGGGTGTTCGCAAAAGCCCACGGTACACCAAACTCGCCAATCAAACCTTTTTTACCATTGAGCCAATCAACCCATTCTTTCGCAACACGCATTGCTCGCGCTTCCAGTGCATTTTCAGAAGTGATAACTCCACATGTTGGCAATCCACCGCCACCACCAGAGCCGCCGGTGTATGTGAAAGATCCTTGTCCTGCAAATCCGGATGCGTCATTTACTTCTTGCTGATATGTGCGTCCTGCAAAATTTCCAATGTGTGACTTCTCCGGGTAATAATGACCTTGATACACAATGTGGTTTCCTCCAAGTGGGTCATTTATCCAAGGGCCCCCACCATGCCTAAAGTTCAAGTCCTGTACACCAGAGTAATTGCCAAGTGGCACTGTGATGTCGCCTGTGTAACCAATCGTGCTACCACGCAATACATTGACAATGTTTTGTGAGATTGTTTCCCATTCGTTTGAGTCAACTTGTGATGGCTCATTGCATATATCAAGCATGAAAAGAGCTGGGTGATTTTTCAGTTGTACGTAGTTTCCATTCGCATCATTAAACCCATGATTGCAAAGTGCCGTCATGTATTTAATGTAGTCGTTGTAGCCCTGTGTTGTTGCAAGTGTATTACCACCAATCTTTGCGTAGTTGCCACCGCCTGTGCCGGGATGTAGATAGTCAAGGATGATCTTAGTGCCATCTTTCTGTGCCTCATTAAGCACTCTTTCTACATGTAAGATAAGACTTTCACCCTCAAATGTTCCAAAAGAGTCAGTGTTTACATTCCATATGTTGACATTCTGATTGTTTTCACCAATCGCATATCGCTGAACCGTAGCACCCTTTTCTCGAAAAAACTTAAAGTCGCTTGCCAGTGGCGCTTTAGATGCAAGCGTATTAACTGAAACAAACTCTTGTCCTGCATAAGCGTTACCTGTAAATGGTACATCCCTATCTCCAAGGTTCGTATCAAGTGCTGCTGCTATCGCTGTTGGTGTCCAATTACCACCTGCTGCACCATTCTTCACCTCATGTGTAGATAGATTGTAGCTTGCTCCCTGTTCATTATTCCAAAGATGGCTGTTGCTCCAATACGTCCAACCAATATTATCTGCCTTACACCGTAGTGCAATACAGTTAGCAACACCAATCCACTTCTCAATGTCTCCACGGTCTCGCGGTATACCCCATTCACCAAGATAAAGCCTCACGTCCGGACTGCCAGCCCATGCACGAAAACGTCCAAGCTCTGCGGAAACCATTGCTAGGAAGTTATCTGCCGGTGTGTATGTTGTCTCTACACCCTGTTCTGCTGTTGTGTCACCCTCCTCATTTGAGTATGCGCTTTCACCTACTGAATTGTAAGATTTAATTCTGTATGTATAGAGAACGCCCGGGTCTAAATTACTGTCTGTATATGTCGCCGTGCTCGCGCTCCCTGCGACAATGATACTATCAATCTCAACGAAAGAACCTGTACCAATTTTTCTTTCAATCTTAAAGTTACTTTCTGTATTTCTCTCCCAAGAAAGACTTGCAAAGTTCGTACCAACACTTGAGATAGAAAGCGCTGTTGGCGCGCTTGGTGCTACCTCTGCCCCTGTAGACCGTAGCTCAACTGCTGCCATAACCCAATTTGAGTCACCTGTAAATGACCATGACAATGTGTTAGCACCTGTTGTTGCAACTGCCTTATATGCTGCGCTCGACTGTCCAAGGTTCGCATCCGGGTTCGTCTTGTTGTATGTTTCAATTCCATCGGTTGTAGAAATTTCTCTATCCTCCTGCACGTTTACCGCGTGTACAATCACTGAGTCATCCTTAGATGTTGTAAGACTTAAGGACGGACTCGCTCCATAATTAGCATCTGAGTTTGTCACTCCAAAAGATGACACTTTATCAAATGTCTCTGCTGATATATTAAATAGCTTGTAATCAGATGCTTCAACACTGATAACCTTATCAGCTCCTTGTGGTGGATTAAGCAATCCAAAAATAATTACACCAGCTTGATTTGCTGTATGCTCTCGCACAAGCTCCACAAGGGGTGTTGCGTCAACTGTTGCGCCTGTAACCGCATCAACATCACGTGAGTAAACTTCAACAATAAGACAATTTTCAAAAATGTCGCGAGTAATCGTTGGGTTGTTTGTGTAGCCAAACTCACTGCCAGATGATGTACCCGGGACTGTTTCACCAGATACCGCAAGTGTAGTAGTTGCTGAAATCTCATCAGTGTACTCAGAATATCCGCCGTCATTCTTTGAACGTAGGCGATATGTATACTCTGTATCATCAGTTAATCCTTGGTCTGTGTAGCTGTAGCCAACTGCTGTAACAGCATCTGTAGTAGTAAATACCTCCTCAAAACTTCCTGCGCCGGCTTTTCTCTCAAGGTGATAGCTTGTAACACCAAGTGCTTCATTCTTCCACGTGAGTGCAAGTTCATTTTCTGAGCCAATATTTGCTGCCGTAAGCTCATATGGTGGATTAAATGGTGGCGTTGTTGTTGTAATAACTGCCTCATCTGTATAGCCAGAATTACCGGTAGCGTTCTTTGCGCGCACACGGTATATGTATGACGTTCCTGCTGCAAGCAATGTATCAGTATAGCTCTCAACATTATTTGATACCTCCGCAATCACAGAAAAATCATCATAACCAGACCTACGCTCAATCAAAACACCACTAGAATTTGAGCCATCATCTGTATTGCTCCATGCCAAACTGCTCTGAGTGTCACTGATAACCTCTACAGTAAGGCCAGTAGGGGCTTCCGGCACAATGTTTTGTCCGGTCTGTCCTACAATAGTTTCTGATTTTAACCCTTGAAATGTTGACATATCCTCTTCTAGCTTAATTACTCGCTTCTCAATACTCTCCACTGCTTCATCCTTCTTGTCTGACTCTTCAAAGTATCTGACAAGTAGATCGACCAATTTTTCACTCATAATTTTTTGCTAGTTTATTAGCTGAGCTTTAAAGTTCCACCATCGCTATATAGTGTGTCGGGGTCTAATCCTGTAGCAGATGTTGGTATTTCGTGAAATGTTAGCGACCCATCATCATTTGCGTTAAATGGTTTTTTCATGTCATTTTCTGTAACCTCTCGTATTTTTATGTCATCAATGTATGCGGTACATGACTCAGACGCACTACTACTTCTAAACCTAAAATATTCCACGCCAGTACTTGACGCTGTAACCTCTACTCGTAGCTCTTGCCATTCTGGGTCAGTTGGAAAGCTGCCTGATGTAGATAGCCGTGCTGCATTACTTGAGAAAAATAGTGTGCCAGATGTTGTCTTTACACGCATAAATACCTCATAAACCTTTCCGCTTGTAACAGAGAAAGCCGGTGACATATACATCTGATTTGCGTATGTGTTGTTTTGTGAGTACAACTTGCGTGAGTGTGAGCCTTGATATACTTCTTCAGTGCTTTGCTCATTGATGTCGCCAGAGGCCGGTGTAGACCAATTCGCATCATTCTCTTGATCGCCATTTATTTGCAGATTACCTAGCAACTTGTTTTCTGCTTCATATACTTTTGAAACAGTCTTGTATTGGACATCGACATTAAAAAGGCTGAGTGATAGACAACCCTCATCAACAATGTTTTGTTTACCATTTCCTGCGTCGTAAGAGGCTGCAATAAAGCCACCAAAGACATTGATTGAGCGTGTATTTTTCCCAACCTTGATACCTTGGTCATTGAGCTCAAGATATGGTGAGAAAATATTTATATCAAAAGAGTCATCTTTAATATGTATGCCAGTCTTTGCGTGCGCTTCTACATTTACATTTATCAATGAAATAGAGTGTGATGCTTCAATCACAACTCCCTCTGTAGTACCAGAGCCGGCTGTAATATTTGCCGGCTTGATACGCGTACCAATAACGCGCATATCATTAGCAACATCTTTAAATTTGATTCCGTAGCTACCCACTCCATCAGCATCAACTAGTGGATTTGTTATCTCGTTGTAATATGTGTCAAGTTTTTTGCCATCCACCAGAAATCCACCAATAACATTTCGCGCATCACAATTATTAAACTTCGAGTGTGCCAAGCCTTCCAACTTAAAACCAACGCCCATGTGTGTAGCGTTTGTATTTTCTACAACAACATTGTCGAGTACTAAGTTAGATAGTGGTGTATAAGGGTCTGAACCATTGATAATAGGTGTGTCAAACAATGCCGCATCCCATAAAATCTTGCTTGATCTTCCAAAGTTAAAAATCGCTTGATTTGAAAATTTAAGTAAAGCTGGGGTTGTAAGTGTGAGATCACTTATGAGAGCTATGTCTTTGCCAGTGTTTAATGCGTCTTGTAAATTTGTGTAATCCGCACCAAAGTTGCCAACTGTTACGTATGGCTTTGCACCAGCTTCACTACTACCAAGGTTTAATATCCGTATTCCCATATAAATAATTTATGCAATTTGTAGTCTCGCGGTTGTATTCGATGGAGCAATAAATGATATTGTTCGCCAGTTGATGGACTCATGTATATCAATTTCTACAGTTGCTCCGGCAGCAACTTTTATAGAACCTGTAGCATTTGCATCTACAGCATTACCATTTGCATCAATGCCAGATTCAAAATAAAGCTCACTATCAGCCTGTAAGACAATGCTTGGCGTAGCACCATTTACGCCACCACCTTTTGCGCCAAGCGTGTTCAAAAACTCACCTAGTTTTGTACCGTCACCGCTCAAGATAGTCTCCAAAGACTGTGGACTTGTTGTTATAGAAATCTGCATATATATTTTTTAGAAATAAAAAAAAGCAACCAAACCTTGCATCCGGAGATACTTTGTTTGGTTGCTTGTTTTTCGGGTGTCAGCAACGGTCTCTATAAGGCGGAGACTTCGCTATTCAATTACTAGAATTATAGCATTATTTCTTATTTTTGCAAAACAAAAAACAGCCTTATATAGCTGTTTTTTATATCTATTATCCAGTGATATACCCCCCATACAATGCTATTGCATTTGAAATGAAAACAAAACCGACTAGCATTTTCAATGATACGCTTGCGTGATGCTCATTTTTTAGAACCATCACCAATCCTAAGAGAACACAGTAAAGACCTACAAATATTGAGTGCTCGCCATCAACTGCAAAAATGAGGAAATACAGCAAAGCAGCTAAAGATACCCCATGCCACAATGTAATTGCATCTCCATCCCTGCGTTTAAATCTCCAATGATATACTCCGTAAACCAATGAAAGCAGTACAGACCATATCAGTAGCACCACTAATATTGTTGTTTGTGTATCACTCATATCAGATTAAAATGCTGTATGCGCAAATACTCCTCCTGCAATAAATGAGCTAAAAATCATTATCAGCATCATTTTTTCCTCTGCCGTCATAGCTCTAGTCTTACCACTAAAAATCCAATTCGATTTCATGTCGTAAGCAATTTCTTTTAGCAAACCTTTCATATGGTGTATGTTATTTCTGAGAACATTATAACATACACCACACGTCATTTTCTGTCAATGTCTAATCATCTTGCACCTTACGCTTTGCAATATATGATGACCAACCCATCATCTGCCATAGATATTCTGGGTCTCCCTCGCGTACTGTTTTTACAATACTCTCTGTTTGGTCAACAAGTGTCTCAGCCGGCAATCCTGTTACATTTCCAATCGTTCCTCCTGCGCCACCTAACGCCTTCCAAATGTCAGCTTCCGTAATGTCTTTGTCGTTTACCAGCCTTACCATATCTGTAATATCATCGACTGCACCATACACTGCCATTTCATTACCAAAGTCTTTTTGTCCCATTGCTGTTCTGATAATACTATCAAGACCAGTACCAACCAAAAATATTCCATTCATTGAGCCCAAGAGGCTTGCGCGCATCTGCCCTTCTTTTTCCCAATCAAAACCATTTGCAACAAATTGAAAAATGTTTGGTAGTAAAATGTGATAAATAAATATTGTTTTAGCATGTTGCTTTGGGTCTCCACGCTTCGCAATGATGTTACGTACCGCATCAACTTCTTTTCTGAAATACTGATTTGGTGATGACAAAAATGATGTAAGCAGCTTTGAGACTGAATTTGAGCTCTGCCAAAAAGACTGCTCTGTTATATCACCGGACTGTTGTGTTTGCTCTGTTGCCTTTTCAAATTCATATATCGCTTCCTCTTGTGTCTTTCCTTGGTCAAGATGATACTTGTATACAGACCAACCGCCCATGACAATAGCGCCCTCATCTCCAATTTTGATATTGAGCATCAGCTTATTAAGAAATGTTTGGCTACCAGACCACTTGGCAAATTCGTCTGAGTTCATCGCATCTTTAATATCGCGCTCCATGTTTGAGCCACGTTCTTGTAAGAGCACTGAGCTCTCTTTCAGTGTTTTGTAGTTGTTTACAGGGTCTTTCCAAAAATCTGCATAGTTCTTAATGAAGTCCACAGTTGGTATGCTCTCAGCATATGCCGGGAAAGAAGTAAGCTGTTTGATAGCAATGGCCGGCTTTACCGCAAGCACGGCACGTGAAAAGTTAATACGCACCATATCAAGTTTCGCAATATTCTGTTTGCTACTCACTCCACCTTGTATGATGCCACTGATTTGATGGTCAAGTGATTTAAGTATTCCATCACCAAAATTTTGCTTAATTGCCTTGCGCACATCTGCATTACTGAAAGTAGAATTGAGCTTTTTGCTTGTATCAGCAAAAGCGATAAAGTGCTCCATCTCAGCTACATGCTGCATAAGCACACCCATATCTGAGGCATCGCGCAATGGCTTCTTACTGCCAACACGGCTTTTCAATGAGCCCTTGGCTATGCTTTGACGCATTGATTGCTCATCCAAAAATGCTGTTATCGTTGCAAGTTGGTCACTTTCAACATCCCTACGTGCAATAGGACTATAAAACTCATTAAATGGTAGTTCAACACCATACATATCTTTGTACACCTCGTTCACGCGTCCATGATAGTCGCGGTAGAAGTCAAGTTGTTTCTGCACAAAAATCTTATCTTGTGTGCTAAGGACACCTTTGATCGCATCAACCATTTCGTCTGTATAGCCCATTGAAACAAAAAATGTCTCCTGTAGGGATGGGTCTTGCATCTCCATGTATCTCTTGCGTAATTCTGCGCGAGACATCTTTATCTCAAACTTTTTTCCATAGGCATTTTCAAAAGTGCCAAGGTCTAACTCAATAGCATCCTCCGCATGTTTTTGCATCGCTTCTTTCTGATCGAGACCATAAACCTCTGTAAATATATCTTGCACTTTTCTCAATGCTTCTGCGGTACTTTTTTTCTGTTCGTTCTTAGCAGCCAACATATCAAACTCCTGATTAAGAAAACTCTTTTTCGGGTCTGAGCCTTTGTCGTAAAATGACAATATGTCTAGCAAGTTGTCCCATCCAGTAAATGTCTTAAATGAGCTGATCGCGCCTCTCCTCGCTCTCTGCTTCCAATCCAAGCGCTTCTCTGCTGTAGAGTCATCAACAATACCATCGCCACCTGTAATAACATTGACAATCTCCTCGTTACGTGCCATTGCCCCTTGATCAAATATCTCTTTGAAAAACTTGTTTGTAGATCGTCCATCATGTATCAAGCCCTCAATACCTGTCAAGAGACTTGATAGCTTCTCTGGGTCTTTACTCAAGATAGCTGTGATAAACTTATTCTCAAAAACTTTGTCATCAGAAATAACACCTTGGTCTGCACTGTCAATATTTTTTATCACTAAATCTTCCATTGCCTCGTTTGTCATACGTGAAAGATCGCGCATCTTATCGAGCACGTTTTGTATCTCCGGGGTAAACTTGCCAACTGGCTTACCACCCTGCGTCTTTACTTGTGTTTTTTTCAAGTTCTTTTTGATCTTACCTTTAAGGTGACGCACCTGTGCCTCACTCTGCAATCGGTCAATAAATGTGCGTGCAACCTCAATGTCCTTGGCATTTGTAGCATTTCTCACTGTTGCAAGCAATCGCTTCTTTTGCTCCGGGAAATCAGATAGCCGCTCATCCGCATAATCAGTAACAATTTTCTTCACTTCTTTTATCTCGTCACGCTCAATACGCATGTCCTCAATCTTCTCATCCTTTTTCTCCTTGGCATCACTCACAGCCTCTTTCATCTTATCTCTGAGCTCATCCAAACGACTCAATACACGCTCTTTCTGCTCCTGTTTCTCCTGTGTCTTTTTTTGCTCCCGGCGTGCTGCTTCCTTGGCTGCTATAATCTCATGCGCTTTAATAAGAATACGTGTGTCCATCGACTTCTTTGTAGGCTCAAGCGCTTTGATCTTTTTACGTAGACTAGCAACTTTTTTAGAGTCACCCTTCTTACGCGCATCCTTCAAAGACTCTCGCAATCCTGCAAGCTCTTTTCCATATGATGCAATCTTCTGAGCCTTAGTGATAGTCTCAACATCTTTTTTCTGATACTGAATACTGGCTGCTATGTCCTCTTTAGAGTATCTGCGTATCGGCATTTTATTTGCCTCATAATCATGCATCGTAACATCTTGGCCTTCGATGCCATCAAGTAACATTGCATTAAGTCTTGCATCGTCTCCATCGCCATCATATAGTCCTGAGCCTACATCTGGTGATATAAACTCATAATGGTCTGGCAACAAAGTCATTTCTAAAACAGCGCTATTGCCTCCGCCTGTAGCTCTATTCTTATCAAACTCAACTGCTGTAAAATACACTTCCTCGTTCATGTCACCCTTAAATCCATCTTTTAAGATTTTCTCGGCAACATCCTCACTTGTTTGATGATACATCTTAACACCATCTGGGTACTTCGATTTTAATATTTCGATAGAGTCCTCAAGTGTTAGCTCATCAGACTTATTCTCATACACCTCAGTACCAAGAACACTTTTAATATCCTTTTTTATCTTGAGCGCATTTGCCGGTGATAGCACACGATTAAATAGCGCATCAACTTCTGACACTTTAAATGGTGTAAATACCTCTCTGAGCTTCGTGACAAGCCATGTGAGGTGTTGTTCTAGCTTAGACTTTGGCTCAATGTTCTTAACAAAGTGCTTTGCAAATTCCTCAGCAAGCACCTCCTCGCGCGCGACATTATCGCTTACACCGTGCTTCTTTTTGTATGCTGCAACTTCTTCCGGCATCTCTTTTGAAATAAGATCATACGCATCATTGCGCTCTTGCTCTGTAGCAACTAGATCATGGAAAGCATGAAACATCTCATGTGGCACTGTCGTTGCACGTGGGTTATCTTGAAATTTCACAATCGCATCAAAATATGAACCAAAAGCCTTGCCCCCGGCAACCTCTCTTGCGCTCTCAAGTGTCACACCCTTAGCAAAACCAAAGCGTTTAAATTGCTCTCTGGCCTGTTCATTCGTGATGACGGTATTAAACTCATCAGCCTTGCGCTGCATCTGTTCTTTTGGTAGTGTGCTGTACTCTGAAAAACGGTTGGCAATACCTGCTTCAACCATCGGCTTAATTTGTTTTTCAAAAACTTCCTTGCTCCAATAAGCAGATCGCGTGAAATATGCTGTTTGACCACGACTGATCGCTACGTACTGCTCAATCATGCGCGCTGTCACTTCCACCTTAGATGCGTAGTATTTCCTTCTTGCTGAGGTGTTTATCATGTCACTGTAATTATTCATGCTGCGAGCAAACTCTTTCAATCGGTAGTTGTCAAACAACATTGTGTCAACTTCATAATCAAGCATGTGGCCAAGCTCATGTGCCATAATTGTGTTCACTTTCTCAACAACCATCTTGCCATCTTTCTTGCCCTTAAAGCTCTCAGTGCCACCAACTGAAACACTTATACCATCATCTGTCTTTCTATATAGCCCTGCGACACCATTCATCAAAAATGGATTTTTGCCATTCAAATGCACAAGCACCCAACGCTTATCAGCACCAAGTCTTTCCATATCAAGATTAAGAGCTTTGGAAAACTCTACAACGCCATCAGCTATTTCATCAACTTGCTTTTTCGTTAAAGGTTCTCCATCTTGTCGCTTCATTCCAATGTTTGTCCGTCCGTCCGGGTCTGTGATAATCCTTGCATCATCAACACCAAAAGACGTAGCAAGCCCCTTTTCGTACCGCTCACGTGAGTTTACTGCTGTAGAAAAAGACTTGTCGTATGCAACAACTTCCTCAGGGTACTTGTAACCTTTTGATATATCCTTCTTTACACGCTGCTTGTATACCTTCTCTGCAAAGCCTTCCTCTTTTACCTTCGCAACAAAAGCATCTTTATGTGTACCAAACTGTGTTTTTCTTTTCCTTGTACTTCCCTCAAAAGCAAAGTCCATTTTCTTTTTACCACTATTCTCAACAATCATGTTTGTCATCTCGACATTTTTCATGTCTGGCAAGTTTTTATCATAATACTGCTGTGAGCTTGCGCTAACATCCTCACCGCTATTGAGCGCTTTTTCAATCCTCTCCATGCTATTAAAAAAGCCTTTGCTTCCCTGTATAAACCGTGCGCCACCTTCTCTTTTCTCTGCCTTTTCGATAAATGCCAAGACATCGTCAAACTCTTGCTTGACTGCTTGTATTCCTGCCTCTGGTGTCATCTGCTGTTGTGATATGCGGTCTGGTGCAATACGCTTAGGGCCAACTACTTTTGACTCAGTGGCAATATCAACATTTGCCGGCAATGTTTCCACGCTCTGAGCGGTCTGCTTCTTTACTTCATTGCCTTGCTTAATATTAGACTCTAAAACCTCATTCTTCGCTTTGTTATCACCTTTTCTAACTTCATCGCTTGGCAAACCAAAGTCTACATCCGCGGCACTATAAGTATCTTTCGCTGCAACATCTGACTGCTCAACACTCCCCACCGGCGCATCCGTCACGTTCTCTTGTATTTCTTCCCGGGGCTTCAATGATGCAACCTCAGCACGCGATATGATTTCTTTTTTTATCTCTGCCAATAGCTCTATCTGTAGCACTGAGCCCTCTTTTGGGGTTTCACCATTCCTGTACATCTCCATCACTTTGTTAAATAGTGGCCTTTTGCGCAAGTGATCTGATACCCATGATGGAAATGTGGACTTTACAGCCTCAAAATTTAGATCATTATTCTCATAATTCTCTGTCATCTGACGTGAACCTGCCTCAGCTTGCTCCATTTCTGTGAAAACTTGCGCCTCAGCTTCGCTATAGTCTACAACCTGTGGGCTTATTTCTCTATCATCAGCTGTTTCAACCTCATTGTTTTCTATTTTCGCAACCATCTCCTCGATCTTTTGTTGCTGTTCTGGTGAAAACTTTGATACATCAAGCGACTCATCACCAAAAACAGGGTCAATCTCACCCTCAAGACTTTGCGCATCCTCTTCAATCATAAGAGCATTAATACCACCCTTGCCAGCTTCAAGCTGCAATGCTTCTTTCTCACCTTCGATTAACGCATTTTCTTTACGTGTCTCAATGAGCTTGAGCGCAACACTCTCAATCTGCGGTGATAAGTCTGCACTAGACATGATCTGCGCGTACGCATCTTTACGTACACGGTCTGATACACCCTCTTGCACCTGCACAGTATCATTCTTTGCAAGGTAGTCAACAACTTCATCAACCTTCTTTGTTCGCGCATCAACCTCTTCTTGTACACTCACCACGATCTCTTGGTCAAGATCATTCATTGCGTCAATATCATTCTCAAGGTCTTGCAAGTCTGCAAAAGACATATCTTTCATATTGCGCTTTGCTTCTTTGACATCACCTTGTGCAAAGCTATCACGCGCTTTTTGCTCTGCTTCTGATACTGTCGGCTCATCCTTTTGCCCTCCACCATCCCTATCAACCGTTGTATTTGCTGCATCAGCAATACCGCCGGCCAGTCCAAAAGTAAGCGCACCACCAATAGCGCCCTTTATCGTACTCTCAATCACGCCCTCGCTAATCTCAATATCTGGGTCTATCTCGTAAAGCTTTGCCATGAGATTTTGTGTAGCGTTCTGCAATCCCTCAGTAGCACCCTCGCCCGCACCTGTAAGCAACATTTCTTTTGCAATGGCATCCATCATACCAACAATGGATTTCTTTCCTGCCGGGGTACTTGTAAACTTTTTAAGTGTTTTCATTGGTATAACACTCTCAAGCGCACCGGCTGCCACGCCATATGTTGTTGACGCTTTATTTATCATCTCAATATCCTCATCGCTCAATTCCTCAACTGAGATACCTTTTCTCTCTGCAAGAATACTTTTATACTCCTCTGCGGATGACCCTTTTTCTATAGCGCCCATTACAGCCGTAGATGCTGCATATGCAAGCTTTGGGTTCTTGGTGGCTGCAAGTGTTGCGCCACTAGCTGCAAGTCCCGGGACGGTACTACCAAGCGCCTCTGCTGCAATATGCGCGCCTGTACTCATAAAACCTCGCTCATCCTCTGGTATTGTATTTTGCATGTAGTCCTGCGCACCACCATCATAAAATCCCTCAACTGCTTCACCACCTGCCTCTGTGCGCTCTCCTGCCTTATTCTGTGCATTTAGCCAATTCTCTTGTGCCTCAGACTCAATCACTTGAAACTCTTCTTGCGATAGCTTGCCACGCTCAACTCGGCCACGGTCAACTTTTAACTGATTTTCTAAGCCCTCTTTAAAAGCGCCTTTAAGCTCATCTGATTGACCAGACTCACCGGCAACTTCCAACGCACTACCTGCACTAGAAATACCACCAGAAAGAGAACCCATGTATGTATTCTTTACACTCCCCAAGGTTTTCATTGCACCTGCAATTTTACCCGGTTGCTTCTCGGGTATACCACCAGTAGCATCAAGAACATTAAAACCACCCCAAGGGTCGTTACTCTTACCAGACGTTGCAACCTTACGCATCTTCTCTCGCTGCGCCATTGCTTGAGCCATTCGCTCCTTTTTTATGTCCTCCAAAGTCCTCTCTTCTCTTTCATCCTCAGTAGATAGCGTATTGTAGAGTACTGATTTCATTTTTTTGTTGTTAGTCTTTGCTCTCAAATTGGTGTCCGGCATTAATATTGTCTTGCATTACTTTGTTGTGAGCCGGATTGCTCAATGGGTCAAAGCCCATTTTTTGTAGTGCGCCCATATCATAAGAGCCTTTATTGAGAAATGGTGCTATAGCCTGTTGTGTTGATACAGCCTCTTGTTGTAGCATCGCCGGTTGATTTGCTTGCTCAAGATAATATTTCTCCTCAGCAAAGCTCATTTGCTCACTTGATGGCTCAACACGTGTATCAAGGTATGTATTAACACTAGATAGGCTCACACCTGCCAATAAAGCCTTACGCTCATACTCTTTGCGGTCTGTATCAGAGATAAAGCTAGAGCCATAGTTCTTGCCACCTGCGCCAAACGTAAAACCAATCTCTGTATCAATACCCTTGATGAAATCAAGTGTTTGCTGCGTCTTTGTTGCTGATGCACTCGCGGCTCTACCGCTCGCGCTACCGGTAGGCTGCATAGACTTGTTGAAACGTGCCACTTCCATAGCTCGCTGTTCTGCAATCCACGCATCCTCACGTTCTTTCGCTGCTGTTGTGTACTTATCAAACTTCTTGAAAACACCACTGCTCGGCTCTCCGCTATCAAGTGATCGCTTCTCGCTTTTAGATAGTGAGTCATACAGTCCCGGGTATTCTGCTGCCATCTTGTATTTAAAATCACGTGCACTCTCCTGCAACTGTGTACGTTCTGCTGTAAGCTGCTTGTACATAGAACCAATCTCGGCCTGTGATGTCTGATACGCTTGCATCGTTCCTGCTGCAACACGCGATACATCACCACCACGCCTACTCTCAACACCCTTCATAATGCTAGAAAATGTACTACCACCAACCTTCTGAGGGTCAAATTCACCAGACAAAGACTGATATTCTTTTGCCTGTCGCTTGTTGTACGCAATGTTTGAGATGCCATCCATAGCAGCTTTAACAGTACTAAGCATACCGGGCTTATATGCTGCTGCGGTATTTGCGATATTTGTATTTAGGTCACTCATACGGTTGCCTGTGCCGTTGTCCACGATACTGACACCACCGCTAAAGCCCTCTGCTCCTACTACATCATCCATAGTTTTATATTAGTTGGCTATAATTCAGTGAGTCTTGATTGAGCTCTCCAAAGAAAGCGTCCTTACGTTGCTGCCTATCGACTACAACATCCTCATCAAACGTCCCGGAAACATTACCCATCGGGTTATATCCTTCAATGCCAAATTCAGCCACTCGATCTGAGCCGGCATAAATCTCTGCGCTACGTCCAATTTCCTGTATACGTGAGCCATAGTCTCGAGTGTAGTCGTCAAGCGTCTCCTGCGCCTCCACATCGCCTCTCTGCGCTTGTAATGTGAGATCGCGCACTTGGTTGCCATACTGACGCTTTGTGCTCTCCACAATGTCGTCATTCTTGATAGATAGATCACGCTCCATACCAAAACGCGATAGTTCGCCCTCACCAAAAGTCACACCACTATTAGCAGCGCTTTGTATTACTCCTCTTTGTTGTTCGATATAAACGTCCTCTGTCTGTGCAAGTTCTGCCTGTAGGTCAAGATCAAGGTCTGCAAGGTTGCGTGACAAGTCCTCTTTCAATTCATCCCTTCTGCGCTGTATACGTTCCACTGAAATATGATACTGTCCGTTTGCCTCTTCAAAATAGCGCATGGTCTCGTCCTGCATGATGCGCATGATCTGCTTCATGTAAGGGTCTGAGTCCGCTACAGCAAGATCAAACGCCTTATCCATCTTCTCAGCCTTATCATCAGCATCAGCAATCATAATCTCGTACGCACCAAAAACGCCCTGTTGCGTGTCATAGTCCAACTCCATAAATGATGGTACGTTTTCTATGATCTCCGCCGGGACTGTCTTTAGAAATTCGTCTTGTTCTTTTTGTGCCTCTGCCTGTACAGCTTCGTATGCCTTACCTGCGCGCTTCGCTTCACCAGATGTGAGTTTGCTTCCTGCATCAGCGTTAGCAAGAACCCATGCCTGTGCTGTTGCATCAAGTGAGTCAAGATATTTTTGCGCGTCTTTCGAGATTAGAGCCATATTCCATTTTATTTGTGGATATATGGTCTCTTTTAGTAAGTCCATTATACCACATATAGCGTTATTTTCTAGTTAAACTCCGTTTCGCCTGTGAGTGGGTCAAGCATCCACCCACTCTCTCCCTCTACGTAATTTCTACTCTGCACTGCAACATTCAACTCCCCCTCTGAAATACTTGATAATGGCGTGCCATTGTTATGCGCATTTTCCTGATATGGTAAACGCTCAAACATTGGCGGCTTCACACCCAACCTGTTATAGCCATACTTCTGCAATTCATCCTGATTTTCTTTTACTTGTTCCATTACTTCAATGCTTTACGTGTATCAGCAATCTCTGTACCACTCTCATCAAACTCGATACCATCAAATATTGTCTCGTTGCGCGATATACCTGCAACGGCAATATCAATCAAGTTGTAATCCTTATTGATAAACTCAACGGATGATACAGGGTGCTTACATGGAAATGGCTTACTCCATTTACTAAATCGACTCCTGTTTGCCTTGATGCCTCTGTAAATAAGACTTGTATTCTCGCCACCGTAGCAAAGCACTGTGAGATACTTGAGTACCTTCACGCGTCCTCTCCGGCCAAGATCAATAGGATGTAACTGCACGCGCCACTCAATCGGCTTCTTTCCATCCATAAAGCCTTCGTTGAGAAATGCGATGTCATCACCTGCTTCACCGGCAATAAGTATGCGCCGTGTTTGATTTTCTGGGTCAACCCATTGTGTCATTTGTGTAATGGGTCGTGGATATGTTCGTATATCCCACGTCTGATCTTCAATATTAAACTTGAGTATCACGTTTTTATAGGTCTCACCCTGCACTGTAAGCGTTCCTACAGACCAATATGCGTGTACATCGTCTGAGTATGAACACAAGTTTTCAATATTAAGGTCGTCAAGTGCATCAATAAAGTCCTGTATAGGCCGTGAGATACGTACAGGTGCACCACCATTGGTAGCCCATACACCCTTTTTGTTCAAGAAATAAGCTGTGCCCTTACCAACACATACTGCTTCTTGTGTAAGCACGCCCTGTGTAAGCTCCTCATCCGGGAAAGCATTGTAGCCATTCCACCGGTGCATAGTGTTTTCTTTCCATATCATCAAATACCCGGGTACTTTCGCAAGGGCTGTGATCTTTCCACCACCATCATTTTGCTCAAGTGAGATGAAGCCACCAGTCGTGAGTGCAAGTGTCTTGTCATTTTCATCGGGGATGTCCCAGAATACAGTCTTTGAATTGTTGTCTGCAATAGATGAATAGAATAGCTTACCAATATCCTCTTCTTTGTTTGTCGCGCCATAAATACGGTCACGCCATTCAATCGCTACAGATAAGTTGGGTATACTCTCAAGGCCAAAGGTTGTTGCCTCGTACAGTATGTGGCTCTTAGGCGATGCGATTGTTGCTGTTACCGCGCTGCCATCTTCTTTCTCGGAAATCTGAAAACTATTATTATCTTTTTGGATGATGTGGTAAACTTGCCTCTCTTCAATAGGCTCTGGTAGCTCTGTAGCGGTAGTAAAACGTACCTTGTCTCCAACACTTAAGCCATGACCCTCAATAGAAACCCTTACAGATGAGTCATCTTGACAAATTGTTGATGTTGCAACTTCCGCGATAAGCTCAGTATCAATGATAGATGCTGATTTAGAACCAAAGCTACGTTTGATACTCACTTGTCCATTGTTATCTGTTGTGTCGGATATGGTGTATGTACTAGACCCATTCATTGAAAAGTCTTGTCCATCAGTACGCCGGATGATATTACCAAGTCTGTAATATTCGTAGATATCACCATCCTCATCTAAACTTGCAATCCACACTTGATCGCCAAGCGCATACATAGCAAGAGATGTACCAGCCGTACCATCAATCGTCCAATCCTTCTCTTTCACACCATGCACATCATATGCACTGATTTTGTTTTCCTCATTCGTTCCCCTCTCTATCACATATAACTTATCGCCAGAAATAGAAATCTCTCTGACATCAACTGCACTTGATATGGAAAAACTTGTCACACGCGTCTCTGCATTAGAGCCAGTGCTTTGCACGAGTGAACCATCTTTATAGAAATAATTAACAGTGTTTGTGCCAGAGCCGTCAATTTTGTGTAGTACAGCAAGAAATGCACCGCGCCAATGTGCAATACCATATATCTTTCGATTGACTACAGCATCAATTTTACGTCCTGTATACGCTCCAGTAGAGCCATTAAAAGAATATTCGTATGCAGCAAAGACACTAGAAACCCAAAAATTAGTACCATCAAACGTCAATCCTGTTCCTGCGCGTCCAGTACCACCAACATGGTCACCCACATATATGAATTTACCTGTGTATTTCATTTCATAACTAAACTGATAGATGTTTCTACCTATGAGGAAATAATGAAAACCACCTTTATATAATTCAAAAGATCGTATATCACCCAGATCTGCTGCCTCAGACATATCATCAATCTGTCCTGTGAAATGTCCACCGTAGTCAAAGCTTGTGGTAATACACGGTGTATCGGTTTCAATAGTAGCTGTACGTCCGGAGTCTGCCTCTACCCAAGACTCACCATCAAATTCACGTATATCTGGTGTACCAGACGTTACCTCTAACGGATTGCGCGGTATAGCAAACTGATAGCCACCATTAAAACGTATTGTACGTCCCAGAAACGTCAAGAAACGTGTGCGTACGTTACCATTGATACCACTATCAGATAGACTCTCAGATCGCGGTGTGCCTTCCTTAACGCGGTACAGATCGCCTGTGTCGTATACAACAAACGTATCACGCTCTCCACCGCCATAATGTTGGAATAGACCTTTTACACTACTGTTTGCAAGCGTAGCAGTGCTATAAAAAAACTTTCTGAGACCTTTACGTGTCACCAAAGAGCCAAGGACGCTATCGCTATCCATGTTGAGATTGAGTGCTACAGAATTAGATGGTGCTGCATTGTTTTGTATCTTACGCCAGACACCACCTGCAAAGTTTCTGATATTGATTTGTTGTGATTTTTTGTTCATTATCTCCTTCTATTGCGGTTATACATCACTCCAAAGACACGTGGGGCATATCTACGCTTGTGAGAATTAACCTCAGTACCCTTCGCACGCTCCACTGTTACTTGATATTGGATATAGTCTGGGTCATCCTGTGGTATCACGCCGTCATGGTGGCGTATAGACCTTACAAAAGCCATCAGATAGTGATAGGCCATGTCATACCGGTCAACATCGAGCTTGTCACCTTCTGTTGTGATACGCTGTGCGCGGTCATAGTAGTCCAACGTAAGCCGTCTGCCATACCATTGTGGACTTGGTAATGGAAATATATGTAGTAATTCGTTGTATACGGTATAGAATTGCGGTGCTCCTGTGTGTGTAGATGTCTCACCCTGCCAGATATTTGTACCTGTTGTAAATACCTCACTCGCGGCATCCTTCAACGTCAGTGTATTCGTCACACGGTTATTCGCGGTGTACTCCAAGGGGGTATATCCTGCTTCATTGTAGACATTGATTGTCCCGGCATCATTGAGATCACTTGTGTCCTCAAGGTAAATCACACCATCCTCAAGTGCTGTGTCCTGTGAGACCTTGGTATTCACTGCATCGCGATATAATCCCTCCCATTCCGTACGCTTTTTAAACTTCAAAGGGTCTGTACCCTTGATTTGTACTTGCAATATAGACTTATTTGAGTGCTTTGTATCAATATCATCGGGCAAAGCAAATGTATTACTCCCGGGCTGTAGCTTGCCAAGGGACTGTACAAAGCTCTGGTTGTTGCTCCACCTGTGCAAACGCCCTCTCACGTCCGCAAGCATACGTGTCAGTGCACCAAAGAGCATGATTTGTGATAGCTTATCGTCATATCCTACGCCCTGTGTGGTCAATACTTCATCAATTACCTGTCCAACGGTATTCTCTCCATACCCTTCAACCGGCAAAGCTGCTGAAAATGCACTTACGCTCTGTGTAACTGAGTTGCCATAGCGCGCAAAGTAAAATCCTATCTCATGCTCAAAGTCATCAAAGATAAAAAATGTCTGCTCCGGGTTGATTGTTGCGCTTGTGAGGGCTGTCTTAGCGCCATCAATCGTATCAGCATGGTATATCTGTATCTGGTCAAAACTGATTGCATTAACACTGTCATCACGGAAATGATCTTTTCTTGGTGATGTTGTGATCTCCATGAGTGGTAAGGATGTGTCCTCATCTGTGCCAAAGTTTATATCTTTTATGTATAGAAACTCTGCACCCTCACTCCCAAACGTACCCACAAGGATGATGTCATTATCAGAAAAGCCTACATTTGAGTAGACGGCCATTTCGATTGAGTCATCGTCATTGATATACAAAGCATCAGCAAGGCTTGTCTGCCCTGCCGGGTTCTTAATCTCCTCAATATTGAGCGTTATTCGTCTTGCCATTGTGATGTGTTTAATATTCTCACCTAGTAAGAGGGTCGGGGCTAGATAACCCTCTCACATAGTCAGAACACTAGAGTGCTGCCTTGATTGCTTTCGCAATGTCGGCTTGCTTCCTTGCGCCCTTGAGATCAATGTCATTGTCTTTTGCAAGCTCTCTGAGCTCCGCAACTTTCATACCATCAATCTCTTCGTCTGTGATGTCCTCTGCATCACCATCAGTTTCAGTACCGGTATCATCGGTATCACCTTCTGCATCAATAGCTTCCTCAAGCAAAGCTTTACGCGTTTCAAGCGTTTCAAGCTCTGCCTTCGGGTCGCCAACGATACGGTTTGGGTGTACTTCCATAATCCGGTGCAAATTTGGTGCTCCCATAATTTTGCTTTAGAAATGAATTACCACCCGGACTACACTGCTGCGTCTACACCAGTAGAACCAACAATCCATCGTCCATCAATCCAACCAAGGTCATACATCATGTTTGATTTGAAACCAATATCATCTGTATACCAGTCGATTGAGTTGTCGCTCACGTTCGGTGCAACAAACTTTGGATAGTCAGAAATCTCACAAACAGCTCGACTTTCTTTCGTACAAGCCAAGTACCACTGATCTTTCTTAGTAGCATCGTACTGTCCTGCATTATCAGTAGCCAAGTATGGCAAGATAACGTGAGTGTACTTTCCACCATAGACGTTTGTGGTATCGTTTTGTCCGCGTCCGTTTGCATTACCCTCATTAACCTGTGACGTTGATTTCAAGAACTCGCGTACTTTGTTAATCGTTGCCGGGTCATCACTTGTAACAATGATGTTAGGTCGCATGGTAATTTTCTCTCCAAGGTTGTCTTTCATGTTTGTGAAAAGCAATTCAGCCTCTTCAAGTGCTGCACGCCCAAACTTCTTTGTGATCTTGTTTGAGTATGTTTTATCAGTACCTGTGAGGGTATGTGCTGCATGAAAGTTAGAAAGTCCATCTGCTGTAGCAGTTGAAACAGTCTCACCGTCAAGGTTTACATAGCTGTCCACGAAACCATAGGAAAGTTGATGCGTCATATCAAGCTCAAGGCGGTTCGCTGTCGTTTCGCCAAGCATAGACATAAGACGTTCAATCTCCCTGTATTTGTCAAACTTACGCATTTCATACGTAATTTTCTTCTCAAGACCAATTCGTGTCTGAGAAAAATTGTACTTGTAACCTTGTACAACCTTACTCTCACGGTATTCGTCACCCTCCTTTTTGCGTAGTGCAAAAGTGCTTCCGTCCATCTCGCTGTGTTCGCTTGTTTTCTCATCAACGCGGTACACGTCATAGAGCTGTGCTGCTACCTTCGGCACGCCCATAAAGGCTTTGCGCCAGATAACCTTAGCGTTCTTCACGAGGTCTGGAAACTGTTGTGTAGTTATCATAAGACCAAGAAAATAGATTAAATAGGTCTCTTATTCAGTCTCTATTTTTGGTTGGCCTCTTTTTTTAAAGACTAAGCATCTTCACGGACGATCTCAAATTCTGCCTTTGTAGCAGAAATGATACGCACTAGACGCAAACAGTTGATTGAGCTTGCGCCCACGTTTGCGCTATTGGCATCAGAGACATCGTAAGTCTTGCCCAATACTTTAGTACTTGCATCACCTGCGACACTATCACAGAGGATAGTTGCGTGCTTGTGACCTACCTGTGCATATGCAATCTCGCGTGTTGTTGCATCAGATGCGTCAACGCCTTCGAGACATACACCAACGAAAGTAGCTGCGTCAGATGTTGCCGTTGCCGGCTCAACTTCACCAGTTGTATCGTTGCGTACAAGTAGCATACCTACTGTATAGGCTGTGCTTGCCTTCTTGTTTGCGTGTTCAGTCGTAAAACGACCACTTTGAGTGTGAAACATAACAAGTTTTAGCGGTAAATTAGAACACTATCTCAGCGACATTACTATCATCAACGCTCTCAAGGTCTTTATCAGAGATACCTTTGAAACGCCCAGACATTTCCTTTGCTCCACGGTTTTCATTTTTCGAGCTAGTCTTTGTAGCCTTACCCTTACTCTTGCCTTTAGAGGCAATTTCTCGAGCTTTTGACTGCGCGACTGCCTTCTTTTTTTCCTTCTCAACATCATCGGATGATGCTGTAAGCTCGCCATTTCGCAAACGCATTAGATCATACGCGTCATTGAGATCATTTGTGATACCCTCTTTGGTAGCATCGCCACCCTTCTTGTAAAACTTCATAACCTCAGTCCAACGCTCTTCATCTACTACATCGGGATGTGCCTTGTTGAAATCAGCAATCGCATCTTCCCGGACTTGCTTGCTCACCTTACGATCAGCAATTTGCTCCGGGGTCTGCTCCTCTCCCTCTTTAGGTTCTGCTTCGTCTCCGGGGAGACTACGCTTACGGCCTTTAAGGTCAAGTAGTCCATCGCGGTAGGTATCTCTATCCTTCGCGGTTTTCTCCTGCTCTTTCTCAAGTTCAGCAATACGCTCTTTTAGTGCTTCGGGTGAATTTTGCTTATCATCGTTCTCATCGTCAGTGTCGTCTTTGTCGTCCGCTTTATCGTCCACTTCGTCATCAGACTTTTTATCGTCATCAGCTTCCGCATCACGTTCTTGCGTATCAACATCATCGTCACCGCCTTCTTGTCCCGACTTTCGCATAGCTTCCTCCAAGCTAATAGACTCTTCGTTTTTGTCAATTTCGTCAGTTACTTTCGCATCTAACTCCGTTGCCTCAACGCCTTCTTGCTTCTCCATAATATTTAAGGACTTATTTTAAGACGCTTCCCTACGTCCACAATTATTTAAGCTAGACTTTAAAAGTCTAACTACAGCAAGATAAGAAAGAGACCAATCAAACTTATCCTGCCATAGTTAGAGCTTCAAACTCTAATTGCATTTTTAAGGTGACGCGCCCACCTTGTTTTTCTTCTCTACCCTTCGCTCCTTGTCCAATACTTCAAGCATGTGGCCTTCCATCAAGCGCATTGAGCGTATCTCTCCCAGAGCCATCAATCGCTCTTCCTCAGTCCGGGGGATGGATATATACTCTAAACTCTTTTGAATACGTTGGTTTTTGTATGCCTTCCACCCTGCGCTACCGTGCAAACTCTTGAGAAATGGGCGCATTTCCTTGAGTGTCGTACCGTTCTGCTGCCTCAAGTCAGCCTGTATCAGTCGATACAAGAGCCATGTAAGCAATTTATGTTTGATTTTTGATACCCTCATACACTTTTATTATTGTGGTTGCTGTTGTGGTGCTCCTTGCTGCGCTGCTTCTGGTGGCAATGGCGGTGGCGCATCAAGGTTGTACTTACTTACATCGTCACCATTATCCCGGGCAAACTCTGTGAATATAGCTTTTTGGTTCGTTCCAAATATCTGAGGAAAGAATTGAGCCATCTGTGCCAACTTCCTATCCTGCTTGGCCTGTGCAAGCGACTCCTCTTGGTCTCCAATACTCGACTGCTCCACCAAAACATCAAAATGCCACTCATCAACATACTTGTTACGTATGGCCATAAACTCTTCACTGCGCCCCTCCTTCTCACTCTCGCGCTCCTTATCGTCCATATCTTCACGTGTTGGCATCTTCGCATCATCATCCACCATCTCGATATTGAGTGTGCCAGTGTTGCCATCTGATAGCTGCGCGTCTGTTACTGCAAAGAATTTACTCTTAACCTTCGGGTCTGCATCACTCAAAGCCATCTCAATAGCCGGCTGTGTGTAGAACGTGAGGATGTTTGCAATACGTAGGATAGTCTTTTGCTTCCACAAATTTGCTTGAAACATCGTAAATACTCCTGCCAGCTTCTTTGCGCGCTCTGCTGCGATGATAACCTCACGTGCTGTATTGCCTGTTCCTTGCACTCCCTGTTGGTTCTTGTCCACTGAGGTAAGGTCTAAGCCCTGTGAGATAAGGTTTACCATTGATAGCTCGCTCTGATTGACGCTAGATAGTGGCATCTCCTTCACTTCATTGACGCTACTAACATAGATAACAGGGTCACGTGGGTCATTCTCCCAGTCCAAAGCATCCCTATTGGCCTGTCCTGCGATTAACTGCCTGTCCAAAGTCCTGTATGTCTTGTCCATCAACATGTTATAGAGGCTGTTGATGATGTCCTGCTCGCCCATCATGCTGTTAGGTAGTGGGTTGCCATAAAAGAAATTACTTGCAAATGGCTCAAAGACTGTCTTTGCAAAGCCATATACCTTCTCACCCTTGTATGAAATGAGCATCGGTACATCCAAAATGACAATACCGTTAGCGATAACTACGTACTCATCAAGAAACTTGTCATAGTGTTTGATAACCTCAACGTCCTCACCCTCATTGCTGCAACGACTGTGCCACGCGTTTTCCTCATTCATAAAGGTATTGTTCGCGCCGTCTGGTGTGAGTGTAGTGTTTGCTTTTAGCTTTGGTACGTTGTTCTTATCAGCCTTAACAACCTTCTGAGCATCCTTATACGCTCCAAATTCGTCTTGAAAGTCCGCAAGTGAGTAATATTTGATGCGATCTATGTATGGCATCTTCTGAATATTGCCCTTTTCTACTGTAAAAGTAGGGAAATACATCTCTTCAAGGGGTATGATGCTATCACTACACTGCGCCCTAACGATCTTTTCTTCCTCTTCCCAGTCAAAATCCATCGTCTCCACGTTGTAACTTGTGATGGTCTTGTGCTTGCGCTTCACCGTTTCATATGTGCACTCTTCAATCACAGTACCTTTGGTTGCAAGCTCTAGCGCACTGAAAAAGTTGTCAGTCTGCAATGAGTCTTGCAAGTCCTCAATCTGCCGTGAGTAGTCAACTAAGTGAGATATAACCTCTGCACGCTTCTGGTCTGGTGCGCTCCCTTGCTTGTTGGCTCTAATATTTGCCGTTGGTACACTCCCGGATGCACCTGCGATAATAGCCTTTACTTTGTTTCTCGTTGTAGGATGGAAAAAGTTAGCTTGCCAGTCCTCCTTACCCTGCTCCTCCCGGGACGGCGTGTAACCATTAAAGCGCTTCTCCATGTCATTGATAAACTCAATCAATGTACGGTCATTAAAAAACCTCTGCGATGAATTACGCAAATTGATAGAGACCTGTGCCTTCTGGTAAATCTCTTTTGCTCTATCTTGTTTTGGGTTTTTCTTTGCCATTACTCAGCTTTATTTGGTTGCTAACTCTTCACGATCTCGCTTTGCGTTTAAATCCTCACCGCCTAGATTGCCTAGCTCCTGTCCTAGCCACATCTTTGCCTCCTGTAACTTGGTGATTGCTAATGCTCTCTCGCGTGAGCCCCCTGTAAAAGTATTGAGATTGTTCACAATCACTTGTATCTCTGCTCGTAATATCTTGCAAGCCTCTTGAGTCATTTCGTTATCTGGTGTCATAATGTTGTTTTAATAATTTGATGCTCTACGATGTAATGCGTTCTTTACTCTGCGTACTCTACGCTTCTTTCTCTCTGGTTTTTTGTATGATTGAGACCTTGCTTGCCACCCGATAATTCCCGAGGTTAGCAAATCAAAGTGTCTGGTCAGTATTCCCTTGGTTTTACCTGCAAAATCAGTCTGTGTAAACGCTCTCATCTCCTGTAAAAATTCAATATCATAAATGGTGATGTTGCCGTCCTCAAAGTCTTTCTTAAATCCATACCACGCTTCATGCTTTGTGCGACTTGTTGTGCGCCATCCCAACTTATCTGTTTGCTTGTCTGCTGTTTTCTCGATCTCCACTTGCCTATAGATGTTGGGGTAACTCTCAGACTTCAATGCTGCTACAGTCGCGTGTCCAGTGTTATTCACTTCCGGGGCTAAGATACATGAGCCATAGTTATTCCCCAGTCGCATCATCTCGTAACCAAATAAGTCTGGTGCAACGTCTGCGCTGTAGTATGTGCCGATCAGTGCACTCTTGGTGTAGTCAAAGAGTGATAGCGCATTTGCATCCCTTCCCTCAC